TCATAACACGCACCTTGTCGTTGAACATGCGTACATGAATACTGAGTTTATCCATTTCGCTCATCAGTTTCTTTCTGTGCCGCGGCTGCTGTACTAAACGGTCCACAGTACTCGTAACGGTTCAAGGTGATCAGCTTTGGACAGAACTGCTGGATCCAGGCGGTGTTCAACTTGATGCTGTAGTAGCCGGCAGCAAAGTAACTCTTGCTCTTGGCATTCTTGGTGTAGATTGGCAAGTAACGCTGTACATCAAACAAGGCATTGTGTGCCCGTGTACTGGTGGGGAAACCATAGATGTCATTAGTGACTGCGGTTTTGATCTTTTCGGCTCGAGCAAATTCAATGTTGTACTTGCTGCTCAACAGTTTGATGGTGGGGAATACCTCACGTTGATCATCATGTACATAGGCATAGCCACCATCTTCATCAATGGCCTGTATGGTGGCCAACTTTTCACCATCACGTTCAACAATCCAAAATTTGTTCTTGACTATGGGTTTTGCGATGGTGTTCATTTTTGCAGTTGACTCATTGTAATAATTTTGCCCAACTCCGTATTGAAGTCAGCATCCTCGTGAATCAGATACAGCTTGGGTATTGGGCCAGACTGGATGCTGATGATATAGCCACCAACGGCATGTGTGATGCGTATGGTAATATCACTGTTGATATAAACGTTGGGTTCTTGTGGGCCCAAGGTATATAAACCACTTGAGTTGCCTAGTGCTATGCCAGCACTTGTGTATTGTCCTGCTATTGCCGTCATTGCTTTGTTTTCCTCTTTGTCAAATAAAATGCGTCCGCCAGATAACCAGTTGCGTAGTCGTGATTTTTTGAATATCATTGTTTCAATAACTCCATGGCAACAATTTGTCCAATGCGATGAGCAATGTCTTGTTCGGTGTCGGGTATGACATAGGTCTTGTTGTTGCTTTCGTCCCGGCGACGATCGTATGTACGCATCTGTACAATGGTACCACCCTCGGCTGGCATCACTATGAATCGCATACCGTCAATGTCTGCTTCTTCGCTGACCCGTACTTTACCTGGTGCTGCTGTTGTAGCGTAGATCTCGTTTTCACGTTTTGGATAGTCCTGGACCCATGCCATAAAGCGGTATAGAGTGCGTCTAATCATTTTTGTTCCTTGGTTTCTTCTTCTAGGGTGAGCGCCTTCATAATCTCAAAGCGCTCGTATGCGTCTCTAAGGCCAGGATGTTGTTCCATTCTAGCCTTGAGTTCTAGTTCTTCGGCACGCCGTTGTTTGGCCCAATCTAGCAGACTTTCGGCCTCTGCACTAAGTCCAACACCAGCATAGCCCATATTCAATGTAACCCAACTAGCTCCATCGTAGACTTCCATATTTTGATTGCCGGTATTGTAGCGCACATTACCTACACCTTGAAGTCCTGAGTAGCCATTTACGTAAGTGCTTGCCTGGCCACCTGTGATGTGTATATAACGCCCAATTGGGTTTATATCTCTAATCATTCGCCATCAGACTCCGCAGCCGCCTGGCGTGCCACTTCCTCGTCAATCTTGGCTTGTAGGATATTTTCCACCAGTTGATTGAGAGTGATGTCTTGTTCGTGTGCCATCAGCATGAGTTGATACAGTTCTTCTCGGTGAAGATCAATCTCAATCTCGCTGCGGCCGTCTAGTTTTTCTTCATTTTGCTGTGTCATAGTCTTCCTTTAGTGCTTTAAGTGTTGCTTGGTGTTATTGATCAATGTAGAATTGTGCTATCTTTAGCATAAACTCAGCATGTTCTATACTTTTTGGAATCACAACTTTATCTCCACGTTCAATTTCGTCAAGTAGAATAAGTCGTTCGGTATAGGTGTAGGGAATCATCGTGCCTCCGGATAAGGTGCTGCAAAGCAGTCAACAAAGCCCTGTGGACTTTCGCTGATGCGTTTCAAATCAAACTTGCCGCAGAACTTCAAGAACTTGGTGCCGATCTGTGCTACATTTTTGGGCACACTATGTTCTGCAATGGTTGCGTCAATCTTGGCACGTACTTCTGCGGGCTGTGCGCTCAAGTCCACCAAGGTGACGTTTCGATTGTAGTCATCAAGTACTCTGTGCTCGAGCCCGTTATGGTCAGTCCAACGTTGCAGCATGAGATTGTTCCAAGCATATCCTTTGTTGTCTTTGTCGTCAAAGGCTTCGGCCAGACCCGTCTTGTTCTTGGTGCCCTTGGTTCTAACTCCAGGATATGCCGAGAACACATTATCACTAGCATCACCTCGCATACACTTCTCAAAGAGAATCCACTTAGGGTCGGGAATTTTCTTGGGTTCTTTGGTTTTCTTGTCAACGACCAGTTTGCCTTTCTTGTCTAGGATACCATCTAGCGTGTGCAGTTCATCTGCCACACCATTGTACTGCACCACATTGGGCGACAACAACTGATAAAAGTCAGTATCGGTGCTGATGATCACATGAGAATCTTCAGGATGTGACTGTATCCAGCCAGCAATCAAATCATCTGCTTCAAGTTCGGCGTGGCGCATCACAGTGCAGTTGGTGCTGTCAACGAAGAACTCTTTGAGTGCATCAAACGATTCCCAAAACAACTTGTCTTCTTCCGCTTCGGCTTCTGTTAGTGCCGCACGTGCCACAGCACGGTTTGCCTTGTAGGGCGTGTAGAAGTCCTTGCGCCAGCTACGACCTTCCAAACAGATCACAACATGGTCTGCTTTTTGATTGCGAAAGGCACCGGCAATGCTGCTCATTGTTACGTGAATAGCAAAGCCTAGTCGATCCCATGTGTCGGCTTGACGATGGGCGCTATGTCGTGCGCGAAAGAATGTGTTTGCGGTGTCAACGATTAGATATTTCATGTATGTATTATAGCAGTAGTTTATTTCTTTGTCAAGTAACACTGAACATACCCAAATTCAACTTCGACCATTTTCTTTTACTAATGCCATAACTACTTGAAGACGCTCAAACACATCTGCTACCGCGGGATGATCGTGATATCTTGCTGCATCGTCCAAAAGAGCCTTTAATGCAGTATACCTAGCAAAGTCACTGACTAGAGGGAACAGATAAGTTCTACCATCGGTCTTGAGTATTGTAGTTTTCTCTGTCGGGGCAGCTACCTTAATGGTAACATGAGATCCTGCTGGCGGAGGAGTAGTAAACATAATAGTGCCCTCGCCTGTGCGATAATCAAAGCCAGGCACCTGCAGTACACCATTTAAAAAAACGCTTATCATTCTCTATATGCCGGGTTAGGAAATTCAAGTTCAAAGATGTGAAATGATGTCACGCTACCGCTAGTGTCTTTGAGAATTTCCAGTGTGCGATGATGCTCTGCTTCTTGCAGTGTGGTATAAAAACCTGTGCCGATATAGTTGGCACTGCCGGCAGGAATGCCACCAGCAACACCAAAGTTTAGTCCGGCGGCAGTGTTCAACTTAATCAGCTGATAGACCTGCATGGTCTTGGGTGGCTGGATACCTTCCATTAACTGGCCTCGCTACGTCCGTCGCCTAGATTTCTACGATCAATCACACGTGGTCTTGCATCAACAGGTTGATTGGTTTCCCACTGTTCAAATGTTTCCATGGCAATGTTCTTGCACACAGTTTGAAACCAACGATCGACTATGACACTGTCTTCTTCGTTGGGCCGGCTTTGATAGCCAGCACGTACTAGGTTGGCAATGAATTTGTCATTCCAGTCTAGTTCAAATGCGCCATTGCCAATGTTGTCGGGATCCAGTTCAACACTCAAGATGGCCACATAGGGCTCACCTGCTTCGGTTGCGATTTCTTTTGCTGTCTTTGCAGGTTCAGCTCGAGGTTTAGCCACACGCTTGGCTGCGGGCTTTTTGATTTCTTCAGTTGGTTTCTTTGTTGCCATTAGGTTCCCCATTCATTTTTAAATAGTGGCACTTGCAATCGGTCGCTGTAACGCCAACCCTTACGCATGGCCATTTCTGCCACAGCACGATTGTTCAGTCCATACACAGACTCGACCCCGCCGCAGGGCATGAGATAGATGTGTCCTTTGAAGCCCGCTTCACGATATTCGGCCACAGTGTCTTCGATCTCTTGCAGGTCTGTGTCGTGTGCCACAACAAATTTCAAGTAGGCAGTGCCAACTTCTTCGTATTCACAAACGATCTTGGGACGGATGGCTTCGGCATGAGCTTCACCACTGATGCTGAGTTTTGGGCTTACACTGAAGGTGATCTCACGATCAGGTGCTTGTGCCTTCCACCCACGCAAGAAGTTATAGAAACTTGCGCTGAGTTCTTGTGTGCCATTTGTTTCAAAGGTCAGCTCTTTCAAGTCGGCCATAAACGGCAGGGTCAACAGTTCAGGATAACTGCGTTGCCAACCTAGTAACGGTTCACCACCCGTGATAACCAAGTGTGTATCACCCCAACTAGCTCCAGGAAGTATATCACGACAGCGATCGGCAATAGCATCAACTGTAAGCATAGGACTGAGATTTTTAAAATCAGGGTGCCAACTAGCGTAGCTGTCACAGCCAGTTTCGACCAAAGGTAATTCTTCATATTTGTTATAGTTATGTGCCACTGTGGCAATTTCATCTGCCTCTGTACTTAGCTGACCTCGAGGCATACCAAAGCCAGCGCATTTGAAGTTGCAACCAAATGTGCGTAGGAACACACTAGGCACACCCATGTAACGGCCTTCGCCTTGAATGCTATAAAATAATTCTGCGATTTTAATTTTGCTCATAAATTTTTGACCATTGTTGAAGTTTAAGTTTTTTGTTTTCTGCGGCAACTTCTAGACCATCTCGATCTAAGATGCCTTGTTCTACTAAGATATCCACCATGGCCAGTACATCGCCTACTTCCATTTCTAACATGGTGCTGTGTTTAACACCACTCTTGTAATGTAGCGTGTCCAATCCAAAGCGGCGAATCTTGCTGACTTCTACTATAGCCTCAGCACATTCTTCTTGTAGTATGTCTAGTGTTTCTTGAATTTGTTCTCGGGTCTGTCCGGGGGTCATGATTGATTCCAATGTCGTATAACGCCTGCTACAATAAAGCAGTTAGTGATAATGTATGATAGCACAATGGCTGTGCGAATGCAAGCAATACGGTCTGATTCTTTGTCCGTACTGCCTGCTTTTTCGCCCAAAGCCTTGGCCCAAAGTCTCCAAAGTTTACGCAAATAAGTCTTCATTCCATTCACGGTGGCCTTCACGGAAAGCCATGTTACTTTGTGTTTCACGAACTTCCACACGATAGCACCACAAACGTGCCGCTTCACCTGGGCCCCACATGTCGGGAATATAAACCCCATTTACATATTTGTAAAGCATATCTGCTAAACCTTCGCACCCAAGTCTTGGAAGGATTGTTAACTTGGCCAAGTTCTTTAATTCGAGTAACTTGTATGTCGACAATTCAGGATCATCTTCTGCAACCAGTAAAGTATGGTCAAATTGATCTTCAAGTGTACGCTTAAGTTCTTTGAGTCCGCCGTAGTCTGCGGCCCAGTTGCGAACATCAAGGTCGTTGGTACCAAAGAAGAACTTCATACTGAAGCTGTATCCATGAATCAAATTACAATGGCTATCTGCTCGCCATTGACGATAAGCGCAAGGAAATGCGTCATGGTACTCTTTGGTACTTGTATATTTGTATTGAACGGGTGTAAACATTAGATTGCCTCGACTTTCTTTGCTTTGCGAGATAATGCGTTGTCCATATCATTTTGAGATAGCCCTAACCAGTCTGGATCTCCTGACATGCCTGTTTCTAGTGATAGTTTACCATTCATATATGTAGATTGAAATATTTCATATCTCAAAACATTCTTTTGTTTATCTACATATTTGTAGACACGACTTTTTACTAGAACATTACCAAGTAATGGTGACTCGTATTCGTAATTGCCAATGTAACTGTTATTTGCCATTATTTTTCTCCTATGTTAATTATAGCATAGGCAGCAGAATTTGTATAGCGGGATGAATGCCAGAAAGGCCGCTGTGGTTGAACATATATTTATTTAGACTAGTAGCTACGTTCTTCAACTTCTTTTAAGTTATGGCGAACTACGTATTCGTTGAATTTTAATAAAAATAAACTGGCAGTACTGGCATCGGCACCGCGGAAGTGTAGGCGCACATTGTTTGTACCATCCTGCATATAATAGCAGGGTTTGGCATTGTAGGCCACTACTGGTGTTAGAATACGCACGCCACGATGGTTATACATTTCCTTGTGGCCCACGGTACCTTCAATTAGGCGATACCATTTGATCATGTCGCCAGTTAGCTCAGTGACATCAATCACAATGTTGTAGGAAACTGTGCAACCTGGTGGTAGTCGAATCATCGAGCTGCCCTACTATTCAAGTATTCTTCGTGCTGTATCCATTTGCCACGAGTCAGGAAGCCCCATTCACGTTTTTGTGGACCAGGCATGAACAAGGTCCAACAGGTCACGCTAGGATCAAGCTCAATACGATGAAAGCTGCGAGCGCTACATATACGAAAATGGCCGGGTCCACACCATCGAGCCATTTCGCCAATTTTCTTTCCTGATGCATCAAACTGCGGAGTCCATTCATAGTAACCGCCTTTTAAGATAAGCGTAAAGTAGCTCCATGGATGATCATGCACATCATCGGGATCTGACTTAAGAAATTTGTGTAGAAACACATTGAAGGGGAAACGCTTTCTGTCCTTAAGAAAAAGGTAGTAACGCTCGAGATAAGGTTCATTGTCAATCCTGTCCATTACAATACGTTTGCGGCCCAGACTGTCGAGCCAATTGAGAAACCAAGTCATTGTATCTCCTATACATACATGTTAGTTGATTTGTGTTGCTGTGTCAAGTTATTTGATAACCATGGTCTTCATTACTCCACTTTGGCTAACCAATAGATAGTTGCCTGCGCTGTTGTGCATGGGAATCAGTGTTTCTCCAATGTAGCCAGTTAGGTTGGTAAAGTTATTGGTGGCAAATGCCGTGCCTGTGTTGGTCAGTACTTCAACTTTTCGAGTATGTGCAACCGGATCAACATCATGTACAAACACCAGGTCTGCTTTGCCGTCGTTGTTGACGTCAACTGCCCGAACTTGGAAAAACTTGTAGGCATTGTTTTGGAAGCTGGTGCCAATCCAAGTGCTAGTAGCATCTGTAAAGGATCCAGATTGGTCATTGATGTACACACGCATGGAACTGTAGTTGGAGTTGATCACAGTTCTATCAATCTGTACAGTAACAAAGTCATCCCAACCGTCGCCGTTAAGGTCCGCAACTGCCACACTTTCTACTACCACGTTGCTGTTTACAAAGTTTGGAATCACTGCACCTGCTGTAAAGTGTCCTGTGCCATCATTGATATAGATCTTGTGCGTGAAATCTGGCGCACTGAATCCAATGATGTCCTTTTTACCATCATGGTTTACGTCAATAGTGGTAGAGTAGAAGAAAGATGTGGCAGCGGGCAGAGGATTGTCTGTTTCACCTGTGGCTGCAACTGTGTGAAAGTAATTGGTAGAGGAACCCCAGGGCGTGTTAAGTGCTAGATCAAAACCATCTACTGCGCTGTTGGCACCACCCGCGCCGTGTACCAGGGCAGACACGCCTGTGTCTGTTTTGACAAAGCCACCAGTGCCGTTGTTGATGTAGTAGTATTGTTCTGTGCCATCCCAAGGCATCATGCCTGTTGCAGTATATTCGCTGGCATCTGCAATATAGAAGTCTGGTCGGCCGTCACCGTTGAAGTCATTTACCACAATGTCACGGGCAAACCACGCACCAGCAGAGCCTCCTGTAATGGCGGGAGTCACTGTGTTATAAACTGCGGGGTTGGCTGTGCCTGTAATAAAGCTGATGCCACTTGGTAAGTTGGCGTTGCTGATTGTATTGGTTGACAGTACAGCATCTGGGTAGCCATCACCGTTTAGATCCAAAGATGCTGCTACATAAGCATCAGTACTAAAGTTTGCACCGTTTACCTGCACTGGACTCATACAAAGAGTCCTTGCTGCCACTGTTTCTTGTACACTACAGGGCACCTGCCCGTTGACAGAAACGGGTGCAGAGGAACTGCCCGAACCCCCGCCAGGGCCGCCCCCACAAGCAGTTAATACTAAAGTTACAACAATGGGTGCAAATAGTTTGTTCATGCACCCATTATAACACGTCAGCCTTTATTGAGCAAATCAGCGTGGGGCGAACTCTTGTTGCAGTTTGATGTTGTCAAAGAACTCTTTTTTGACACTGGGATCTGCTTTGAACGCACCTTCTAGAACTGTAGTTTGAGTGAGACTGCTGTGCGCCATAATGCCGCGATTCTCGCAACATCCGTGCGTAGCCTGTATATAAACGGCCACATCATCACTGCCAGTGGCAAATTTAATCTCACGAGCAATGTCCATACATAGTTCTTCTTGAAGAGTGCCTCGACGAGCGCACCACTGGGCGATACGTGTGTACTTGCTAAGTCCAATGAGCTTTGGTCCAGCAATAATGCCGATATACGCCACACCCGAAACAGGTTGATGATGATGACTGCACATGCTCTTAAGCTCACTACGCACAACCAGCATGCCTTCGTATCGGCCTTCCGTATCATTCGGGAAAGCTGTAGCGTTAGGCGTAGGCTCGTAGCGTCCAGCCATGATTTCGTTATAGTACATTTTGGCAAGACGACGGGCTGTGCCTTTTGAATTTGGGTCATTTTCTCTGTCAATCAGTAGTGTGTCTAGTACCTGTTCAAATGCTAGTGTGGCTTCGTCGATCAACACCGCTTTTTGTTCTTCGTCTACATAGTCGCTGATGTTGTCTCCGGCCCAAAAGCGTTTGCCATTTGACCGCATTTGAGTGCGAATTGCCTGTGATAAATTTTTACTGGTATCTGTCATGTTATTCCTGAATTGAGATTTTACGTAGGTCTGGGTAGGGCACATAAATGGGCTTAGGATTCAGTTCCTTAATGCCTTCTAACAGTGCCAAGCCCTGTACTGCTTCTTCTGGAGTAGGCCGATAATGATAACCAACTCTAAAGACTCCTTGGCTTTCCCAAGGTTTAGTATTTAGGTCGCGACCATCATAGCGCATACAAATTAATGCCTCATAAGCAGCACGGTCATCTAACAGTATAGCACCACCACGGCCAATGTGTAAAGGCTTAGTATAGCCAAAGCTGAGGCACTGCATCTGGCCCGTACGATACATGTTGCGTTCCAGTCTACGTGCGCTGTCCCAAACACGGGTCGCTTCGAACTTGTACTCACCTACCCAATGCTGTCTATGTGAAATGGTATCTGGGTAGTAGTCATAAGCAATACCCAGCTTGTGCATGGTCATTGGGATGCTCAGATAGGTATAGGGAGTAAACGTGCATTGTTTGATCTTGTCATGGCGCAGACACAGCTCAATGGCGTGTGTGCAACAATCGGTCATGACCACATAGGGTGCGCCTGTGAACTCGGCTAAAGCCAGTTCGAATCTTTTGATATCGTCAAATGTCATCTGCTTCGGTACCATTTGTATGCTGAGTCAATGATGGTTTCAATATCACTGTATTGTGGAGTCCAATGTAAGAGCTCGTTGGCCATCCTGGTGTCGGCGACCAGTTCTGCTGGATCTCCGGCTCTAGGTTCCCCGTAGTATACTTGAGCAATACCATAACGTCCAAAAACATAATCAACAATTTGTTTGTTACTGATGCCCTTGCCTGTGCCCAAGTTCATTACGTAAGCACCATCTTGTGGATAGTCACTGGTCAAGAAGTGATAGCCTTTGACATGTGCTAGAGCAATATCCCAAACGTGTACATAGTCACGCACACAAGTTCCATCGGCGGTGTCAAAATGTTCGCCATTGATAGTAAAGGATCTTTCGGTTAGACTTGCTTCGATCGCACGAGCTATGATGTGTGTAGCACCCGGTTCCTGCCCAAGATCATATGTGTCAGGCATGGCGCCTGCTGCATTAAAATAGCGGAAGCACAAGCTGCTAATACCATAACCCGCGCTGTAGTCGTGCAGCATACGCTCTACAGCCAACTTGGTTTGCCCATAAGGACTAACAGGATCTGTAACAGCCTGTTCAACAATGGGCATGAATTCAGGCGTACCGTACACACTGGCACTGCTGCTGAACATGATACGTGGCTTGCGGCGCATATGGCGTATGACATTCAGCATCTTGACTGTTTTAGACACGTTATTGTCCCAATACTCGCCAGGATCTGTTATGCTAGGGCCTACTAGACTTGTGCCGGCACAGTGTACAATCAGCACAGGTTCCAGTGACACAATCATGGCCAGGGCTTCTTCGCTGGCAAAGTCTGCTTGTAGAAAGCCGTCAATGCCTGCCAGTGTGTGTTCTCTACGCTCGGTGTCAATAATGGTCACAATGTTTTCTGCGTCGGCATATTTGAATGCTCGCGCCACATGGCTACCAATGTAGCCGCAACCACCTGTTACAATTATGTTTTTATTCATCTTGGTTTTTAATGCCTGCCAGGTTTTTTAACATTACGTATTGGTCAAATAATTTAACCAATTCATTATCCTCGCCGAGATACCATTCACTTGCGGCCTTTAGGCTCAGTGCTCTTAACTGGTCTTCTGTCAGCTTGGGAAATTTCTCCCCAGCTAATGTGATCCAGATATCTAGTTTAGTATTTAGACTCACGTGTGTGCTTACGATAATCAGTTGACATGCGTAGCCATTGCTCGCCTAAGCCTTCAATGATGTCTACAATGCGATCAACTGTACCGTCAGTCCAGTCGCTGATACTGC